TGTTCATTTGGCAGGATGTTGCGTAACCTATCGCAGTTGAATCTTTGTATAGGCGCATCAACGTACCATTAATAATGCCAGTAGTTGCCATGTTTATTTATTTTTTTTCGGTTTAATAATTCCTTCTTCTTGCTCCTGGTCATTGAAATATGACATAGGCACTGGTACAGGTATATAGACTGTATCTTGCTCAACTTCCTGCTTCTGCGGCATTTGTTCAACGACAAAAGATTCATCAAGTAGTTCTGCAATGCCATCTTTTACCATTTGCTCTCCATATTCAGATAGAAATACACCAACTTTACCTGGTGCCTTTCCATTCCATTCTTTTAATAATCTTAGTTTCATCGTTTCATTTTTGCCATAAAATCCATGCTCATCCAATATACATTTAAGTCAGCATTATACACTTGACTATCGGAGCTCATGTATCTTATAGTTTGTACCGAAATACTATTTACTGTACCTACAAATCTATCTAAACGATTGCGCACATTGTTTGCAAGTGTTTGTGTAGTTTCGTAATTGTTCGTATATACATCAATTTGTAATGTTATTTCCTCTAAGTTACTTTGCCCATCTTTAAAATCAACAGGCAAGCTATTTATAATAGTATATACCATAAAAGGATATTGCACATTCTGTGGAGCAATGTCCGGAAAGATATTTAATCCACAAATACCTGTAACCGCTGCATCAGTCGTTAATCTTCCGTATATTACTTTTCCTATCATGATACTTGCCAGAATTTTTTAGGTCTCTCCTGCATGATAAAAATACATTCATCACGCATTTGTTTAATAACTTTCTCCCTACTCAAATTCCTTGCCTTCACCACTATCTTGTTATACCATGCCCTTGTGCTTCCGTAAACCATGTGAGCATAAAATCCATTAGTACCTTCGCTGCTATTAATACCTCTGTTCATTGTATTTCTTTTATACAATGGGCCTATTGCTCCTACTGCTCTTTTGTACGATACAAGGTTTTTAGATAAATCAATAATTGACTTTCTTAAATTACCTGGTTGTACATCATAATGTGTACCATCGTCTTGTTCCCATCCTTGCATCTTTTTGTTACTAAAAGGATTGGTGCTTATTCTGTGAGCTTTACTACTTACTGGTACTATTGACTTATAAATTTCTAATGCAATAGGAGTAGCTGAATCAATAACTCTACTTTGCTCTTTTAATGTACATTGTTCCATTAACTCTGCAAATTCAATAACTGCATCTGCTAAACCTACAACACGAAGGCTCATGCCTTGGAAACTTCGCCTACCTCTATAATTATCCTTTTGAAGGTCTTTAAGGTGATTAATTTGTTTAGCTGATAAATATGCCATTACATATAGTTTTGAGCAAATGAACAAAATAAATGTAAATACATATTATCCTCACTAATCTGGACATTCTCTATTTGATAGTATTTATTCATCCAGATAATTCTTTGTTGCTCGTTTATGTCTGTCCTATTTCGACAGGTAACCCTCACCTGGCTTAATGCTGTTATCTTGCCTCCTTCTACTTCCTCCTTGTTCACTCCTTTATAATCTACCACTGCCCATACCTCCGCTATATTACTCCATGTCTCTGTTCCAAATCCACTTGTAGTGACAGAACGAGTAACACTCTGCACTATGATTCTTTCTCTTAACTTCCCTATTTCTTCTTTCTTGTTGTATCTCATTAGAATAGTTGTACACGATACTGATCAAGTAAATACTCCGATGCCGTTGGCAATTTCTTTACATAGTCTTCTCTGTTATCATAACCATCTGCTACCATCATTAAAACTGCTTGTCTAATCTGCATTGGTACACCGGATGGCTCTGTGCCATATCCTGCGGTGTAGGTAATTGTCACATCATTTATATTTCCGTAAAGTGTTGGCCATGTCTTACCGTAACCAAGAGATAATCTGCCAGGCTTTAAAAAGGTATCTACAACATAATTAGCTGCATCATAAGTCTGCAAGCTATTTACATTATCTTTATATTGAAATGATGTAACAGCAATTACAGGAGATACTGATAAGTAAATAGTAGGATGATTAAGCCTGTCTAACTTTTCTGTAATAGTTTGTGTGATCAATGCCTGGTTAAGATAACGCTCTGCAACTTCACGAGCTGACTGCAATAAAGTGGTAATTAAAGTATCATCGGCAGATGTATCTACTTTAAGATAATTTTTTACTTCATTTAATGTCCAAACTTCTTGAGCAGGTGCAGTTGTTACTTTCCAAGCCATGTCTATGTTTTTAATAAGGGATGGCTATTGCTAACCATCCCTTTACTATCCCCCTATTATTTACAGATTCTTCAAGTGCTTAATTGCAGCAGTCTGTATCAACTTGCCATCAAACCTTGCATACATCAAGAAGCCAAGCTCCATCTCATCCATAAACCTCTCACGCAATGGCACAAGAACATTGTTTGCCACCTGGCGGATGATGTACTTAGACCAATCTCCAAAGTAAATAATTTTAGCATCAGCAGCCTGTGTAGATGGAAGATCATTATTTACAAAGAAGTTATATCCTAACAATCTGTCCGGAGTTCCTTCACGAAGTGATGGTTGGAACAAAGTAGTGTTGTTAGTGTCCAAGTTTAACTTTCTAACTGCGCTCAAAATCTGATCGTGCATCATAAATGCAGCAGATGGTGAGTTACGGTAAGCAATATCAACAGAGTGAACAAGCTCAACCAAGTTAGCAGCTGTAAATGCACCGGTAGATGCAGATTCAACACCGGAAGGTGCAACATCTTTAAATCCAGTTGGCTTTCCAGAACCATCACCAGTTGTAAATGCAGTGTTCAAGCCACGGCCTAAACGCTCACCTAACATAATAGGCAACTCTGTGTTCAACAAACCAAACTCGTCATTTGCCCATTCAACAGATACTTTTACAAGTGTGTTTAAAACGTGAGCTCCGAAAGTCTCTCTTGTGAAAGTCATGTCCTGTACAGTAACTGCTCCTCCTTCAGTATGCCATGAGCCAGCAGTAGCTGTATCATTTACTTTTGGCCAGTACAATGTACCTGCCTGTGGAGTAGTGATTATACGAGAAACATTAAGCATTGGGCCATAATATGCCATTGTCTTTTCCAACTCATAAGAGAATTGGTAAGGAATCACATAACCACCTGCTAAGCCAGTCTCCGCAGTCGTAATTGTAGCAGTGCCACGCATCTCTCTAAGCATTGATTGCTCATTGCTTGTCAAGTCACGCTTTGCAAGAGCTTTCATAAATGCTGTATGATACTCTGGTGATTTTACAATCTCCCTTGCATCTCTTGGCATTGCATTAATTGTCTGCTCCACAGGATTAACACCTCTTTCTTCAGAGTTAATCTCATTCCATCTTTCCAAACGAGAAATCTGGTCTGTATAATTTTTAAAGTTAGCATCAGCGGCATCCCATTGTGCCAATTCCTCGGCATTCATTAGACGACCTTCGCCAGCTGCTCTCTTTTGCAAGTCTTCCATTATAGCATAATCGGAAGCCCGCTTTTCTCTTAGCAATTTAGAGTTCATTATTTTGTTTTTAAATTTAATAAGTGCAGGGCATTCCTGCGTAGCTCGTTCTGTATATTAATTTCTGACTTAACAGATATATCAATCACTTTTAGTAAATCATCATCTATTTCCTTTGTAGCCTCATAACTTCTTTTAGCTACCATTGTATCCGGATTAGCTGGATAAGTTACCGGTGAAACATCATACACTTTTTTAATAGACCGTATAACTCTTTTAGGTTTCATTCCTTTTCTTTCTTGCCAGTCCTCTGCCTCTACGGTAAAAGCAAAACTACTTTGGTATACATCACCACGTTTTACCATTTCTAATAAATCATTGCCTAATGTAGTGTTTGGTGCTTCAAATTCGTACTCCATAGCATTGCCAGTGACATTTAGCTTTAATGTTCCGCTGCTTGTCCTTGCCAATACCATGTTCATATCATGGTTGAACAATGCTACAACATCTTTCATGTCTGCCTCATTCAATGACTCTGGTGACATTTCTTCATCGTACCATCCCATGTCATAGGAGGAGTTAAACACTGTGGCAGTACCAAAGATGGTGCGGCTTTCTGGTTTAGCCCTTAGTTCAAAATTTATGCTTCTCTTTTCCATGTTATTTTCTTTAGACCTTTCATCCATTATTTTCTTTGCTCTTGACTCTGCCCAGGGCAACATACTACTTCCTCCCCACGCATCGTACATTATACTTCCACATATCTCATTCTCATTCTCGTCAAAATATTTGCCTTGGTCATATACTTTGGCTCTGCTTAAAAAACTATATGTCCTAATCACCTCGTCATCACTTAATGCCTCTCTGTTAGCTAATTGCCTTGCTCTTGTCCATCCTACACTTGTGCCACAATCAGATCCTTTTTCTTCTTTGTGTTTCCTTGCCTTCTTTGCTGCGTTAGTCGCTGCCTCTGGATAATCACTGTGCGCCATTATCGTCGTTTATGTCAATAACATCCTCACCTTGCTCATGTGCAATGCCTTCGGAGGATGGCTCTATCTTTATGTTAGATGCTAATGGTAACTCATAAGAATCTCCACCTTCGTAAGGATTCATATTTTCTTTAATCCTAATCTCGTTTGGAGACATTGCCAATACATTACGCATCGTAGTATAATAAGATGATCTTGCAGCTATATCACCACGGAGTAAACCATCAAGATTAAATCTTGTGCAATACTGATACTTCTCTGCCTCAAAAAATAACTTTCTATTAAATTCTGCCTCTATGGTTTCGCAAAGAGGCATGATAGTATAGTTTACAAACATCTGGCTCAACTGTTCCATGTTTCCAAATGTAGCCTTATCCATATCTTCTAACAATATACCTGGTACACCGGTAATTCTTGCTATGTCGGAAATAGTAGCTTTCTTAGTTTCATTGAATGCTGCATCAGAGGGATTTAAACCTACTTTTTGGAAATCCATTCCTTCCTCTAAAATAGCTGTACCTCCAGCGTTTTGACTTCCACCAAAAGCACGATTAAAACTACCTTTTAATCTATCGTATGCCTCATTAGTCAATCTACCAGGATGCTTTAATACACCGTTAAGATGCGCACCGTTTTTGTAAAAGTTAGCACCGTAGTTTCTGTTGGCTAAAGCTAACCCAAAATTGTCACGGTGAACGTCTGGCACTAACAACGCTTTAACTCCATCCCATGCAAGATTAGGTATATAGATGATATTCTCACCTCTATATGTCTTGTTGTTTTCTTTATTCTTAAATACAAGTTCATTCCTACTGTTATATCCTATCTCCATTTTAGTTGGATTAAGAATAGTAAGGCTGTTTATTCTTGTAGTTATGCTGTTCCTATTGATCGCTGCGTAAAATGCACCATGTGCCAGGTAGTGCAGTACCATAGTTTTATAAAAAGTGTGGGAGGTGTATAATTCAGATGGTTCTCTTGAAATTACTTTGTAGTTAGGATGTTCTGTTGCGATCCTTGTACCACCATTGTCCAACTTCTCAATAACATCAAAAGGTATGGATGCTACTACACCACCAAGTATTTGTGTTGCTCTGTAAAAAGCAGGAAGACCTATAATTGAGTATTCATCAACTGCCACACCTGCGGCACTGCCACGCTGAAACAATGCACCTAATGTGTCACCGTTTATAGGTGTAGATGGATTTTCTATCGAACCTCGCTTCGACGAAAAAAAAGACCGCATGGTGTCGAGTATTGCCATGCGGTAAAAATAAACAAAATCAGTATGAAATAAACAACTTACAGTAACACGTTAAACAAACCTAACATCCATATATGTTTTCTTTGCTTTTCTAAATGAATTATAGGTGCTATACTTCTCATCAAGTCCTAATTCACCTCTTTCTTCCTCCAATTTCTGCCAGGCATCCTCATGCCTTGGATAATCGCTCACAAGTTCGTAAAATCTGTGGAAATATCCACTGGTGCAATTAATTTGCCTGACTTGTTGTGCATACTCATGTTTTTTCATTAAAATCTCCATAATTGACATTTTTAGCTTTTCAATTAGGTACATTAAAGCATTAACAATCCTTGCTCTCTTTCTCCAGATGTGTATATGGTTGGTCTATCTTCAACCATTATTTGGGCATAAGCCATAACCATTGCCACTGGCCCATCTACTTTTTCCGTTGACTTCGCTTTATCTATTTTTATATTTCCAGCAGGATCAAATCTAAGCATTACGTTTGTCATCATCCACTCCATGACTGGATTTCCATCATGAGTAATCTCATTAGATAAAAACATCTTTTCTATCTCTTTTGTTGGTGCAGACATTGAAATAAAGCCTTGTCCAAATGGTTTCATGTTTGCACCATCATTTGTGAGCTGTATAACTAACTGCGACGCATTCCACCTATCAAACGCTATACACTCTATTTTATATTTTGTTGTTAACTCAATAACTTTAGCTTTTATAAAGTCGTAGTCTGTCACGTTGCCATCTGTCATAATTATATCTCCATCCTGCGCCCATTGAACATAAGGCACTCCATCAGATAGCGACCTCTCCCTTACGTTATCCTCTGGACAAAAGAAATAGGATTTTATATGTGGCTTATCAAGTCCTTGCTGCACAGGGAAACAAAGCACTAAGGCAGCAATGTCACGAGTAGAGGCAAGGTCTAAGCCGGCAAAGCATTTTTTATTATAAAGAATATCATCATCTACTTTTAACCTTGTTTGTTCAATATAACTATTAGATATCCAAACGCTGGAGGTAGTTGTCCATACATTTAGATTCTTAGTCATAAATTGTATCTGTTTAGCTGCTCCTTCGTTCAATGCCTTTTGGAATTGGTCATCCATGTAACTGATGTAAGGAGTAACACCAAGATTAGGATTGGATTTTGTCCAATTCTTTTTATCCTGCCAATCGTCACCTTCATCAAGGCAAAAGAGCAGAGGGAAAACGCTATTATCTACTTTCCTATTTTCTAAAATGTCAACCATTACTTTCCGGAACATATAGCAAGGTGATTCACGATTAAAGCCAGCAGTAGTAGTAATTAGGAGCAATGGCTGTGAACGTGATCCCATACCAGTCTCCATTACCTCTAAAACGTCACTTGTTTTATGTGAATGATATTCATCTATTCCTGCATAGTGAGGATTTAAACCATCCAGTGTATCTGCCTCCGATGCAACTGCCTCAAATTTGGAATTAGTGGATGGCACATTGCAGTTATACTTTAAAACATTAACTAACTTGTTAAATGTGCGTGAATCTGCCTTTAGTGATTTAAGCATCACCTTTGCCGTATCAAATGCTATCCTTGCCTGATCTCTCGTAGTCGCAGCTGTGTACACCTCCGCTCCCGTTTCATTGTCACAGAGAAAACAGTACACAGCAATAGCAGCAGCTAACTCTGTTTTGCCGTTTTTCCTTGCTATTTCAAGGTATGCCTTGCGGAAGCGTCTGCCTCCATCTTTTCTCTGCCACCCAAACAGTACCTTTATGAAAAACTCCTGGAAAGGTTGAATATTAAACCTTTGACCAGCAAATTCTCCTTTAGTATGCCGGAGGGCAGAGATAAAGTTAAATGCCCGGTTAGCGTATGCCTCGGAGTAGGTGTATTCCCAGTCTTTATTTTTTAAATCATTCAGATGCCGTTCAACTGTTAACCTTGCGTAATTGCCTAACAATAACTTCCCCGAAACAACATCCTCAATAAATTTCATTTATCTTTTTTACTTTTTACAGTCAATCCAAAAATACTATTTAGCAAAACTGCAAAAGCCATTAAGCCCCATGCCTCAACATAGTCAATGTATGGCAGATTAAAAATATTAGGGATCAACCAATTCCACATTATATACACCGGCACAGAGATAAGTGCCAGAGCAGTAGCAGAGGCAAGAATGGAGATGGCAATTTCTTTAACTTGTTCCATTATTAGTTCATTTTAAGTAGTTTGGCAATTTCATCCTCCTCATCAGCGCTTCCATCCTGGAAATCATCTAAAGTTAGACTGGATTTTGGATGTAAGCCTAAAGTATTGCTTAATTTGATATATAACA